ATTGAATACATTAGCCATCTAGCACTAAACCACCTAGAGACAATCAACTCCCCTAGGCATTACCTCCCAGGACCGTGGAAAGACCTAAATCAGGCCATCAACGGATTCCGACCTGGAGCCATGTATGTGGTTGGAGCCAGGCCAGGCGTTGGTAAGACTGTGGTTGGTCTCCAGATTGCCTACCACCTAAGCAAGAAAGGCCCTGTCTCATTTCACAGCTTGGAGATGAGCAAGGCAGAGCTAATGAACCGCCTTTATTCCATGACATCAAGCGTGTATCTGGGGAACATTGAGAAAGGCAAGCTAGGTGAGTATGACTGGAAAGCTTTGGCAAAAGCAAAGGATGAGCTAACAGCCTCCAACCTGGCAATCATTGACAAAGGCGGGCAGACCATCAATGACATCAGGGCACACGCTAGGACCCTCCAGCTCAATGGCGGGCTCAATGCAATAGTGGTTGATTACATTGGGCTAATCCGTGACACCATCCCAGGCCGCAAACGCTATGAGTCAATCAGTGATTTCTCTGTGGCTCTCAAGACAATGGCCAAGGACTTTGGGGTTCCAGTGATTGCTCTTGCCCAGCTCAACAGGCAGAGCGAACAACGCACAGACAAAATGCCCCAGCTCAGTGACCTCAGGGACTCTGGAGCGATTGAGCAAGATGCTGATGTGGTCATGTTGCTGTCCAGGCACAAACGCCAGAATGACAGGGACTTTGAGATGACAGGATTCACCATTGATGTGGCAAAAAACCGCCACGGAATCACTGGTGAGATAGACCTAGTGTTCAACGGTGGTTGTGCTAGGGTAGATGAGTCAGCCGCAACGGCTGGCGTGTAAGCAAAAGACAGAAAAGAGGCCGCAATGGCAAAGATACAAATTAGCAACGCAACAGTTGACCGCCTAATCTCAGACAAAGGATTGGCAGTGTCAACATCATTCACACGCAAAGATGGCGAACCAGGCAAAGAAAAGTTCACAGTGTGGGCTGACCCAGCTGGCTATCAGGTAGGTGACACCGTAAATGTCACAGGCAATCTGTCCGTGAGGGTTGATGAATTTGAGGGTGACAATGGCTTGGTCCGTTATGCCCAGGTAAATGTCAACCAGCCGCAGGTTGAAAAGATACAAGAGGACATGCCTTTCTGATGAAGCCCGTAATCTACGCATTGGTGTTCGGAGTATTTCTTGGTTTACTCAGTGCTGATGCTTCCAACCCCTGGCTCAAGGTCCCTGGCTACATCCTGACATCATGGATGTTTCTAGCGGCCATAATCCAGGCAGTGAGAGTCACCAGAAACGGTGAGTAAATCACAGGTAGTGCTGAGGGTGGCTGGTATTGAGCCAGCCCCCCAAGGCTCTAAGCGCTACATAGGCGGCAACCGTGCCAGTGGTGGCAGGTTCATTGAGGCCAGCAAAAAGCTGGAGCCATTTCGCCAAGCAATCGGCCAAGCCGTAATTGCCTACATGGAAAAAACAGGGGACACTACCCCATTCACCAACCCAGTTGAGGTTGAAGCCACATTTGTCATGCCAAGGCCCAAGACAGTCAAGAGAGCCTGGCCATCAGTAGCACCTGACACGGACAAATTACAGAGGGCCCTGGGAGATTCCATCAGCCTAGACCGCTATTGCAATGACCAGCCACTTATCCAGGATGATGCCCTGATTGTCACCTGGCATGCCCAAAAGGTTTACGGCACTCCAGAGGAAATGGGTGTCTATTTCACCGTTAGGGAGATTGAGATTCCCTGGCACATAGGCTAGTTGAAAAAAGAATCTCTAAAATTCAACTTTGACCTCAGGGTTATCAAACTTTGATTCTCACTTACCTAGTTGATTCAAAGTCTCCCTAAAAATCAAGTTTGTCCTTTTCAGTGCCAAAAACACTAAAGTGACCTTTTTAGTCAACTTTATAGCCCCAGAACCCCCGTAAACACTGGGCTGTAGAGGCGCTGTCTTGAAAAACAAAACTATCTTTTTCCAAGACTAAAAAAACATCTCTGAAAAAAAGTTTTTATAGAAAGGGCCAGAAAAAAAGTTTTATTTGACAGTCCCAGAAAAAACTTTATTTTGACCACCCCTGTTTTGACGGCTCTCAAAAAAAAGAATTTTCCGACACGCTAAAAAATAAACTTGCATAATGTTGCACAAATCATGCTAGGCTCATTACATGAAGCCAAACGGGTTTCGCTGAAAGGACAAAAAATGAGCAAGTATGCAAACCACCTCTGGGGAGACATCAAGACAGGCAAGCGTTACCAGAACATGGCAAACACTCGCAAAGTTGAAATTGCAGACAGAACCCACTGGAGAGCTGGAGCCTACAACACTGGAGGTTTCTTTGTAATAGTTACAGAGAAAGACGGCTCAAGCTTTATGGACAGACTAACTCCCAACCAGATTGTCCAGCGTTTTCCAATAGAAGCATCAAAACAGATTTCAGCACTAGAGGCTGAGGTTGCTGAGCTAGAAGCTCACATTACAGCCCTAAAAAAGCAGATTGCAAAGGCGGCCAAATAATGAGCAAGATTGACTGGACAGCTACCAAGAAAAAAGACTTAGAAGTTTACAACTTGCTAGTTAGCCGCATTGATGAGCACACAGCCCTAGGAACCCCAGCACTCGCAGAGACCTACCAGGCAACCATGGATGCACTTATGGAGGTCTGGACAGTTCGCTACGGCGTAGACCTTTGGGCAATCAAAAAAAATAATCCGACACGCTGAAAAATAAACTTGCATAATTTTGCACAAAACATGGTAGATTTATCACATGAGGTCAAACGGGCCTCACTGAAAGGACAGAAAATGATTACAACAGTAAACGCAACAGAGCTAGAAATCATCCGCACATTTGAGGGTTACACCCTAGCCCGCCACAATGGCAACCTGGGCATCTGGAGTATCCACCAGGCTATTGACTGGGATGCAAGCATGGAGTTACCAGCCGCCGCACCACTGGTCTACTTTGACCACATGGAGGCCTACCTGGTTGATGATGATTCCAACCACCTGTTAGACCCTGAATTTGACGGTGTTTTTGAGCACCGTGTTTTGAACCTCAGGGCTGAGGGTTCCTACCTATCAAGCTTGGAGGTCAACTAATGTACCAAATTTGTGAAAATGTAGGCTACGGGTTTGAGCCACTTGCTGGACTTGTATTTGACACCAAGCAAGAGGCTGAGGCCTACCTGAGCAACGCTGATGATGATTCCTTTGACGGTCAAATCAGAATTTACCCAGCCTGATGGAGATGGTAGGCATCACCTTTTGGCTACTTGGTATTGGAGTAATTTACTTGGCAACGCAACTAGGAAAGGGCAACTAATGTTTAGAGAACTGAAATACAAGATTGCAGACCGCCTGTTTTACTATGAACTGGAGGAAGCTTTCAGCCAGGGGCTTGGAGAGGGCCAGCGGATGCAAGCCAGCAAGCTAAGGGTCCAAATGCAATACAAACGCACCAGAGCAAAGGAATTGGGAATGACTAAAGTTCAAGCTATTGGGTATGACCGCTGTATGGAGGTAGTTACAGATGCAATCAAGTAATCAAGTATCAATGGACCTAGCCGCAGAGCACTACATTGACGGATGCCGCAGAGGAAAAGACGCAGAGCGTGAAAGGACTCTGAGGATAATCCGCAATGAGATTGAGACCACCAGCAACATGGCCAACAAAATGGGCTCAGAGAGCACTAGAGAGCATGCCGCTGTGATGGTAAAGCTTGGCCTGTTGTATGAGATGGTGAGGCACTAAAAATGAGCGAATCATTCAATGAGTCACTAGATGAGCTGAGACGGCTAAACAGGGAAATTGGCAGACTTGAAACTCAAGACATGGTGAACCACCCGCCGCACTACACATCACACCCCAGCGGGATTGAAGCCATAGAGGTAACCAGGCACATGAATTTCAACCTGGGCAATGCCACCAAATACATTTGGCGGGCAGGGCTAAAGGCAGACAGGCTTGAGGACCTAAAAAAGGCTAGGTTTTACATTGATGATGAAATCAACAGATTAGGTGGAGATTCTAGGCCATGAAAGTTTGTCTGAGCGGTTGCACTTTCCAGGGAGAGGCTGTGGAGGCCAACAACGGCTTTCTGTGCTCTGATTGCTACAACAACCTCAGATGGGCACTCCAAAAGGCCCCAGCGGCCTTACAGCACCTCAGAGAGGTGTATGTGTTGCGCCAACCTATGGACCTAGACACATCCAAGCCGCAGAAAAAAGAACCACCAGCACCTTTCAACCTAGATGCCTGGCAGATAGCAGAGGACATGTGGATAGCCATAACAGGCAGTTACATGCCAGTGAGCTGGAGTCACCTAGTGTTATACGGTCAAGCCTTTGAAAAGTGCCAAGAGCTACATCAGAAACTGGATGAGGTAGTAAACCGTAAACAGGTCATCTACCTGATGCCCCTGGTAAAGCTCACCCGCACAGCGCTCTACCGTTACCCGCTGGAGGAACTACCCAGGGCCACACTGTTACCGTGCCCACAGTGCAACCAAAGAACCATCTACCAGCCACCTAGAGAGTTTGGCGGCACACTAGAGGTCAGCTGTCAGAATTGCGGATTTGAAATCCCGCCAGAAAAGATAGAGTTTTACGCCAACCTGGCAGAGAGGGAAAGAGATGCCAACCTATGAGTTCAACTGTTGCCATAACACAGTTACCGTGACCAACAGCCTCTTAGAGATTCAGACCCAAACGCCACAATGCGGCAATTGTCTAAAACCCATGAAAAGGGTCTATACCTTTGGAGCCATCAACTTCAAAGGCTCAGGCTTTTACAGCAATGATAAGGACCAGGAATGAATTACGGAATAGAGCCAGGGTGGAACACTGAGATTGAGGAATGTCCCACCTGTTTGAGACACCTAGACAAATGCCCATGTGACAGCAAGGATGAGGAATGAAAAAAGCACTAACCGTGAATGAGGCCGCTTACTTAGCCAACCGCTCACGCCGCACCATCTATCACTGGATTGAGTGGGGAGTCTTACCAGTCACCAGCCGCTACATAGATTCAGATGACCTATTCAAAGCTGAGGCTGAGATGAGCGCCAAAATAGGCAGACCACGCAAAAACCTTTCAATCATTGCACAAGGGAAGTGATACACTTGTTAGAGGGACTAAAACCACCACCAAACAAAACTATTTATTGCCGTGTCAGCCAAGTTCTAGCAGAGCTAGATAAGGCAGATTCAGAAATCCTTGGCCAAGCAATAGCAGATGAACAGAGCTGGCCAGCCAAGACATTAGCGAACAGTCTTAGGGAACGGGGACTGTCATTGTCAGACTCCACAATTGCCAAGCACCGCAAAAAGCAATGCTCATGTGGGAGGACCTGAAAATGTTAGAGAATCTACACACATCAAAGCCGCTAGAGAGTAGCCCTTTTGGTAGCCCCTCAGTTGTTATTGATGGCGCTACAGGTGAAGCAACTACTCCAGCGCTCAAAGAGGGCCAAGACTATTCAGAGTGGCTTATTGAGGCAGGGCTAGACCCTAAGAACATTGAGCTGGTTTCACCGCCTAGGATTAGCCGCTGGCAGGTTTATGACGGTTCCTGGCGAACAGCCTACAAACTGGTGTTTAGGGTCATAGACCATGAGACACAGGTGAACCTACCTTTGCTCTACAGCGAGGCCAAAAAGACTAAAGCACCAAAGCCGCCAGCAAAAACAAACATTGATAAGGCCTTGGTCATCCTCTGGTCAGACCTCCAGGTAGGCAAGGTAGCCTCCAGGGGAGGCACTAAAGAATTATTGGAGCGTGTCAACGCAACCAGGGACAGAATCATTGCCCAGGTAAAGAAAGACAAACCCTCCAAGATAGTATTTGCGGATGTTGGGGACCTCATTGAGGGATTCAGCAACGCCGCAGACATGCATCAATTGAGAACAAATGACCTGTCAATACAGGCCCAGATTGATGTCAGCACCACAATTATTTGGGACACACTCAAAGCCCTTTCAGCGCACTGTGATGACATTGCCTATTTGACAGTTGGTTCAAACCATTGTCAGTGGCGTGTAAACAAACAAAAAGTAGGCACAGGCCTGGATGACTGGGGTGTGCATGTGGGCAGGACCTTGGCAAGACTAAGCCAAGAGGTTGGCCTCCCAATACAGTTCTATGAGCCAAATGAGTGGGATGAGTCCCTAGTCCATGATGTCTTTGGAGATAACTTTCACCGCCTTGGACTGTTTCACGGACACCAAGCTGGCAGACCTACGGGTATCCCAGCCTGGCTTCAACGGCAACAGCTGGGCAACCAGCCAACAGCCAGCGCAACCATCTATGTCCATGGTCACTTTCACCACCTTTCCGTGTTGGAAATGGGGAATACAGACAGAGGCTCAAGCCGCTTCATTGTCCAGGCCAAAACATTAGACTCAGGCTCAGATTGGTACAGAACCTCAGGCGGGGCTGGAGATTCTAGTGCAGGATGTGTTGTCATCCCGCTGGAAAAAGGAAAAGAATTTCAGGGAACGGTGCTAGTTTTCTAATGGATTACGGTAACGGGGAACAAAGCTACTCACAGAGGAACGCCAGGTCAGTAAACCTAGGGGAGCAACTGTTTGAAGCCTGGTGTGATGCTAATAGCTACACCCTCCACCGTATTGGCTATGATGAAAAGACTGGCCCAATAGAGGGCTGGTTCAAACTATCCCCAGTAATCAGACAGATGCCTGACTACCTGGTGAAAAAAGATGGCCGCTTAGCCGTTACATCAGTCAAGGGAACGCTCAAGTTCAAGACAGAGGACCATGAAAGACTGTCCTGGTTTGAGGACATGTATGCATCACCAGGCTGTCCATTTAGATTTGTTATTGCTACCACCAGGGGAATTACCTGGCTAAGCACAGATGAGCTCAGGGAAGCCTATGAAGCCAGCACCAACCAAGGTGTGTGGCCAGATGGCAAGTCCTGGAGAGAGTTGAATCTCAATGCCGTGGGAAAGTAGCAACCGTAGGAAAGACCCCCCAGGGTGGTCATCAATCCGTAAAAGGGTTATTGAAAAAGCACTAGGGCAGTGTGAACAAAACCTATCCCCCCTAGACCTACCGCAGTCCAGCATCAGGTGTGGCTATCCAGGAACAGATGTTGACCACATCATCAATGTGGCTCAAGGTGGAACAGACTCACTAGAGAACCTACAACTACTGTGCACCTGGCATCACAAACAAAAGACAGCTCAAGAGGCTAAGGCCAACAGAATCAAGAGAACAGAGCGCCATCCTGGTGAAAGACACCCTGGACTACTGTAGAAGTAGCCCCTAAAACATCAGTCCCTAACCAGGTGCTCACAGAACAGTTACACAGCCTGGTAGTAACCAGGGGGGTCAACCCCCTCCCCACCCCCCCATCCCAGTCGGAGAGGTGCTGTGGTTCGCTGCGTGTGCAAAATGCCAGGCATTTGCCCCCATGTTTGCTGGCCTGTAGAGCCGCCAGATAATAGTGAATGAATTTGACCTCAGGCCCATGTAACGATAAACTGGGCACATGAGATGTGAAGTGTGTAGAAACCCCGTAACACCAGGGGCCCGTGGCAGGAAGCCAAGATTTTGTGGAACCACTTGCAGAGTGAAATTGCACCGTGGTCACCACATCCCAGTAGAGCTGAGGCAGTTACCCCGCTGGATTAGGCACAGAACCAAAGTGCCCATCACAGTCCAGGGCAATCCAGCCAGTTCTACTAACCCGCTTACCTGGACTGACTACCAAACAGCATCAGCCGCAACGGTTGGAGACGGTTTGGGGTTTGTCCTCAACGGTGACGGGATTGTGTGCATTGACCTAGACCACTGTTTTGACGGTAGGCCAAGCACTGAGGCACAGGCATTGATTGACTCTTTGCCTAGCACCTACATAGAGGTGAGCCCCAGTGGAACTGGACTACACATTTGGGCCTATGCGGCTTTGGAAAAAGGCCGCCGCTTCAACCGCAATGGTTTGAGCGTAGAGATTTACCCTAATGGCCGTTACCTTACAGTGACTGGACAGGCAATCAACAGAGTGCCCTTTGCACAGATACAATTAGATGACATCCTGGCGCAAAGCTAGGCAATCCGAAATGGAGACACAATGGCAATGGCAGGTAGAAAGCCCTCAGACAGGCCCACGGTAACTAGGCACAAGCCTACCCATGACTGGACTGAGGTTCCCAATGTCCCTTATAGCGGGGACCGCCCAGAGCTACCGCTTAGCAGAACCATCCTCAAAGGGGATGAGCCAATTGAGATTCCAATTGAGAACCGCACCAGAGCCTGGTGGACAGCCCTTTGCAAGATGCCTCACTGTGTTTTATGGCAAGACTCAGACTGGGCCTTTGCACTAGACACCGCCATGGTCCAAGCCGCCGCCTCACACGGGCAGGTCACAGCTATGGCTGAGCTTAGGATGCGCGAAAAAGTTTTGGGCACAACACTTGATGCCCGCAGAGATTTGAGAATCCGCTATGTTGACCTGGAGCCAGAGGCCCCAGTTATTGCCGTAGTTTCTCAGATAGATGACCGCCGCCAGAAATTGATGGATGCGTGAGCGGGTCAGGGCCAGCAACCATGACAGAAACAGGTCACTTGGCTGGATAGCCATTTGGTGGATTGAGACATTCTGTGTCCACGGACCTGGAGATGTCCAGGGTGAGCCTATTGATTTGGACTCAGAGTTTGCCGCCTACATCCTTGACTGTTATGTGCTGGGTGAAGATGGCCGCAGACAGTATGATTCAGCTTTCATTAGCCGTGCCAAGGGCCGTGCTAAGTCAGAGCTTGCAGGGTTCATTACATTGTTTGAAGCAATGGGACCATGCCGCTTTGCAGGTTGGGCTGAGGGTGGAGAGATTTATGAGCGTGATGGCTTTGTCTACCAATACAAGCCTGGAGAGCCAATTGGCAAACCAGTCACAGCACCCGTTATCCGCTGTCTAGCGACAGAGGAAGGACAGGCTGGCAACACCTATGACAATGTTTACTTCAACCTGTCAGAGGGGCCCCTGGCAAACGGACTCCCCAGGGATGCCGCTGGACTAACCAGAATTTTTCTACCTGGTGGCGGGGAAATTATCCCTAGCAGTGCCAGCAACAGCTCAAAAGATGGTGGAAAAGAGACCTTTGTGGTCTTTGATGAGACACACCTTTACACAACCCGTGAGCTCAAAAGAATGTATGACACCGTGAGGCGTAACCTGGCAAAGCGTAAAGCCGCTGAGCCATGGTCAATGGAGACCTCAACAATGTATCTGCCAGGTGAGAAATCTGTGGCAGAGGAAACGCATGACCTTGCCAAACTAATCCGTGAGGGCAAGACCAAGACTGAGCGCCTACTGTTTGACCACAGAGAGGCTGATGCTGACATTGACCTGGGTGATGAGGACCAGGTTAGAGCTGGCATAAAAGAGGCTTATGGCCCCTTTGCAGAGGTCATGGATGTGGAGCGTATTCTCTCTGAGTTTTATGACCCACGCAATGACACACAGGATTCACGCCGCTACTATTTCAACCAGCCAACATCCTCCAAAGATGCCTGGATAAGTGCACCTGAGTGGACCGCCTGTGCGGCCTC